GCAGCACCGTGGCATCAAGTTCGATGTCCAGTGCTGCCCGAACGGCAGCCCAATCAGAGGTATCGAGGATAGGAGGCATTTATCTCCGTCTGGTTCTCGTCGGTTCGGAGGCTTCTTCCTCCTCTTCCTCTTCCTCTTCTTCGTCGTCCAGTGTCACCTCTTCAGTGCGAATCGGTGACGTGTCGTCGGGGCCATCGCACTGCTCAATCTGACGCAGTGAAATCTGCGCGTCGACCATGGGCGTTCGAGCTACGAGCACGGGAGTAGGCCCACAGACAAACACCTCGTTCGTTGCACCGGGATGCTGCTTGTGGCGCTCGTACAGGCCGATGCGATAGCCACCGTCATGCATCTGGCGGGCAGTCCCACGGACCCATATCTTCGAGTAGGTCTTCTCCCGTTTCCTTCGCTCTGCCATATACCCTCCTTCAGAGATGTGTGGCTAGGTCAATGCGCCGGTCGTCGTGATGGTCACGAACAGGCCGGTCCCAGCGGTGCCGGAGCCGATCTGATCGATATCCACCGTGATGCGGTCTCCGGCTGTCAGTGCCACGATATCAGGCAGCGTGGTCGAACTGGCGTGCGCCGAGGTCGCAATCGTCGGCCGGTTGCCCTGCGTCGTGAACACCGTGGTGCCGTTCTGATTGACATCAATGATGAAACTCGACGTCGTCGGAGCCGTCTCCAGATAGGCGCGGATGTCGACGATCGTCTCGTTCTTACCAATCAGAAACGCGAGCTTCTCTACTCCGGTCGTCTGCGCACCGGCAATGTAGAAGCAGTGGTCAATCTGGCCCGAGACAAGGCCGCCGGCATTGGCAGCAAGTGCCGCTGCAGGAACGGTCCCGTCCTTGATCTGTGCGCCGTCGAACTTCACGCCAAGGATGAGTTCATCCAGGTTCGTGACCCTCGACGTCTGTGGTGTCGTCATGAAGCCTCCTCCTTACGAGTGGCCGCTATGCGTTGACGTTGAGGGTCTTGACGGCGAACTGATCGAAGACGTCGTAGCCCTCAACCTCTGAGAGGGTGATGACCTGCGTCTGCCGCTTGATCCACTTATCGACTTCGCTGATCTCGCTGCCGATTTCGACCACACGCTCAATCGCCCACTGGCGGTCGAACCCGATGATCTTGAGCGACGGCGCCGCAGTGGTATGGCCGACGCGAACACTATCAGCCAAGCCAGGATTGATTGGAGCAAATGAGCCGTAGGTGCTTGCCGGCAGGAATGCCAGCGGGATATTGGCGCTGCCAGCGTTCAGAAGCTCCAACTGCAGGTAGACGTCATCCTGGACGATGGCATGGGTGATGCTGTACGGATTGACGAACTTCAGCTTGAACGCGAGCCAGGCCTTGAGGGTCAAGGTGCCCGCAGTCGCGCCAGTATCGAGCGCGGTCAAGTTGTAATTCGTCGCGGCCGTATTGGCGTTGCCGTCACCGTTCAGCATGATGTCGAGAATGGCGGCCAGCTTATTGATCTCGGTCCGAAGGGCGATACGTGCCAGGTGGAGCGCCACGAGGTCGATTCGGCGGCGCCGCATCTCTTCGTAGGTGAGCTCAATGGCCCTGCCGTATTTCTTCAGCCTGATGGTGTGGTCACCGCCGGTCAGCTTCGCCGTCGGGAGATCGGTTCCTTCAGGAACGCGGACCAGTGTCTCCTGGTCTGCCGCGTCCGTCAGGTAGAAGGCTCGGTAGTCCTGGCCTTCAATCGGGCTCGTGATGGCGATCACTTCGCTGATCGGGATGGCCGGCTGAAGCTGGAAGTATCGCGCCTGCGCCGCGTCGACGTAGGGGCGCATGACGGACCCTGGCGGGAACTGGTCAGACGTGTATATGGCGCGTTGACCGCCATACTTCACACGCCGAGCGACCCGTGCTGCCCATTCAGGGACCATAGCGCGAGCGTTGGGGTCTTTCTCGAAGGCTTCGTAGGGGGAAGCCCACCGGCCGCTCTCATAGTCCGGGTTCTGGATGATGCCAGCAACCCGCATCATGCGGCTGAAGGCGTCGAGCCCGTCTTCGGTCGGGTCTTCGTCCTCGAGGAAGGCCGAGAGGCTCTGGCCGGAGTTATACGCCTCGCGATACAGACGGCCGTCGTGCATTCGCTCGAACAGGTCGCCGACACTCGTGCGCATTGCATCGAGTGGCCCGGCCCGGTGCTGGTCTTCTCTTAGAGCTACCACTATGTTCTCCCTTCAGGCCGTTAGGCCATTCGATTCGCCTGCTTTAGTCGAGGTCGACGATAACGGCAGTCGTGTCGTCGTTATCAACGATGCGGCCGCGGCACAGGCCAAGTTCTCCAGCCGTGCCGGTCGCAACCTCGCGGATATACCCACGGGCAGATGACAGCAGCGCTCCGACGATGGCCTTACCAAACGTAAGACTTGCGCCGGTCCCTGCGGGCAGTTTCGTGTAGCCGCCCGTCTGGACGCTGCAGAACCCATCAGCCTCCACGGACTGCAGCCGGCCATAGACGGCTTTCCCGTCTTCAGCCAGTGCGACCGTTCGGTCGTCGACCAATTCCACGGCCAGGTCAACCATGGCGCTTCCACGAGCCAGCGTTGCATCGTAGGTGATGGTGCTGGCGTCGATGGTGGACGGTGTGTATTCGGCGTGCATTTCGCCGTAGTCGATGACAGCTCTCGGATCAGACATTTCTCGTTACCTCCTCTTATTCCAGTTAGACCCGGTAGGCGAAGTCGGGCACGGTCCGCTTCTTCGGTGGCTCGCCTTCCTGCCGAAGCTCAGTCTGCCTGCCGCCGAGTGCAGTGCCGTTCCCCTTCAGGAAGGCATTGGCGGCAGTGCGCCAGTCATCCCGCATCTGCTTGATGACCGGAATTGTCGAAGCCTCGAGCACCGCCCGATAGGTCTCGGCCTTGAAGTCGTTGCCGTGCGCTCGCACGCCCTCTTCAATAGCCTCGTCGATCAGGTCGGACCGATAGGCTCGGCCATCGTCTGCCAGCGGACGAAGTCGCGTCAGATCGTTACCCATGGCGCGAATCGCGGCCACAGGCTCGAGCGTGGCGTAATCTCCACCGGCCTCGCTGATGACAGTTCGGATGGCATCTTCGGGAATCCCGACGACAACCGAACCTGCTGTTACGGCTTCCTGCCGCTCATCCATATCCCCCATCTCCTTCACCTCCTCAGTGGTGTCGACTCCGGCGAAGCGACGGGGGGCAAGGGCCGGCAGTCGGACGCGATAGCGATTCGCCATGAACCGCAACGACGTGGGCCCGAGGCGCTCCAATAGCTCCTCGTGAGCCTTGAGAATCATGGCGCCCGGTGTGGCACCGTCGTAGACGCAACTTGTTTCGGAGAGCCTGGCGTCATGAATCCACCCGAAGGCAGCCTCGCCATCGGCTCCGTTCGCAAGGCTGTAGACACCGCCGAACATGACGGCGATGTGCTCGCAGTGGTCAAACATGCCAGTGGATTCGTGCCCACACTCTGAGCAGCGAATCGAGCCGCCATAGAACCCGACCGAAACGTCGCGGACGATACCGGAGCGCATGCCGCGGATGAGGTCGTTCGTGTTGACGCCATTGAGGGTCAGGTCGGGAATCGTATAGAAGGTCGCATCGGTGCGCTTGCCGCCCTGGCTGCGCCCATCGTGATACTGGCCGTCGATGCTCTGGCCGAACCCGAGCTCGCGGTGGTTGTGGCTGTTCTGGAAGCTAACTCCAGTCCTGGCATCCTCGGCGAAGTTCCGGAGCGTTGAGTCGTGCATCTGCGTGTCATAGGTGTCGCGATGCTGATTGCTGATTTCCGCTCGCCAGATGTACGGCGGTGAATCCTCGAAGATTGATGGGTCCGGCGCCCTGCTCATCGCCATGGCGGTCATCTCGGGCGACTGGTTCATCCCGCGCACGTAGGCGGGAATGGCCATGCGGACTTCTTCGGACTCTTCGAAGGATTCGCTGATAGCAGATTTGCCACCACCTTCGCCGAACTTGCTCTGGTAGGACTTCATATGTCCCATTGCGGTGTCCTTCTGCGCCTGGCTAGGGCCATTGGTATCCGGGATACGGCGCACGCAGGCGTCGACGCCGCCCTTGCGGGCCTTGAGCGTGCCGCCCGTGACCTGTGCAAAGGCATCCTTGTAGGAACCGCGCAGCTTCGGCGCCGCGGAGTCCTGGAAGTTGAACCCGCGCTTGGCTTTCGCCGGGTCGAAGTCGGTGCCGCCGGCCCACTCGAAGATGCTGTTCTCAGCAGCGCCGCCGTCCCATCCGTCTCCATTGTCGAGAGGCAACCCTTGGTCGCCCGTTACTGTCCAGGCCATGGCTATACCTCCCGTCCCCAGACGATCCCGCTGACCGAGCCTGATGCGGTCACGTCCAGCTGGAGCGTGTCGTTATTTGCCCCTGGCGCAATGCCGCCACCGAGATTCGGGCCCGCGATGCCGATGAGTGCAGCCATGGTCGGCGTGCGGGCAAACTCTGTATGGCTGCTGCCGTACTTCAGAATCACGGAGCCGGCGACGGTCAGCGAAAACTGCCAGCCCATGATGACGAACTTCTTGCCCGATGTCGGCGTCCAGATAGCAGCAGACGGTGTGTTCGCGGTGACGGCCAGGGCTGCAATCGTCTTCAGCACCGTCGGAGTCGCCTGCGCCACGGTAGCGTCCAGCGCGAGGTTGGTCGGCGAGAGCGTCACGCTGCCGATGGTCGCGCCGTTGTACTCGCTGTAGGTGCCATCTCCGTTGTCATGGAGAAGGACGCGGAAGTTGCCGTCAATGTCAGTGCGGCGAACCGAGATATCAGCCATGCGGCTGCTCCTGTTGAGTCCCAAATGGCGCACCGAGCTTCTCGAGCTCTCGCGCATCCTCGAAAGCCTGGAGGTAGTTGGTATAGATGACAAGGAAATCAGCGAGGTCGAGCCACGGCAGCTTCGCCCATTCCGTCGGCGGCAGACGGTGTCGCATCACGTATAGCTGCGCATCAACGAGCTGGCCGTGGGCCGCGGCGATGGCGACGTTATCGGACTGTGGCTGCTGAGACAGCTCGACGTAGTTATGGAGGGCATTCGCCAGGTCGCCGTAGTCGATAAGTTCGGCGATCTTGGCCGCTCTGGTATGGAACTGGAAGCTAGATAGGTTCACCACGTCTCCTATCGTCGTCACGCGATCGGCGCAAGTCGCCTTCTGTAGGCCTTGCGGTCTTGCCGGGCCTACGTGCTGGCCCCTTGAATGACAGCTCGGTGCCGCAGATACGGCAGAAACGGTCGGCTCCTGTGGGGACAGTCGATCCACAATTGCTGCAGGTAGTCGGGGATGCTGCACTCATCGCGTACCGACCAGTGAAACGATGTTGCCGCCGTCTCCGATGGGTTCTGAATTGCCGGTGCTCGGCTCCTCGTTCGGCGGCAGGCCACCACCGCCTTCGCCCACCGCTGGCTGGTCGGTGACCGGATAAACGCGAGGCTCCGGCTGATCGGGAGGATGACCAACGGACTTCATCGAAGCCTCCTCCTGGCTGGTGTAGCCTCGGTCGTACTCCATCGCGTTATTCTGCAGCTTGAGCCCACGCGCCTGCTCGTCCCTGAGCGCCTGCGTGGCCCGCAGCTGACCGAACGTGGTGACGACCTTGGCCTGAATGCCCTGGGCCCGAAGCGCCAGTTGCTTCTGGGCGCTGATCATGGCCGCGGCGAGCTTTTGCAGCGATGCCAAGCCGGAGACCTGAATCTCCCACTGCCGGTTTGCGTTGGCTTCGCTCGACCCGTCGGTGAGCGCCATCATGATCGGCATGCTCTTGATCGCACGAACGGACTGCCGCTCGAGCACCTCGATGATGGAAGAGATGCCGCCAATGGAGCGGGCGTCGACGGTGCCGACGGGGCCACTCACCTCGATGGCGTCCATGTGGATATAGGCGTCATCGGGCTCGAGCTGCGCGTACTTGGCCGCAATCTCCTTCATGGTCAGGTCGATCCATTCCTTCGACTTGGCCGGAGACATGCGCACCTCGGCGGGCATCAGGCCCATAAGCGCCTGGAGGTTGACCGTAATGGAGATGCGGGGGTAGCCCTGCTGGCCGATGACGCGGCGCATGTCGTGCAGCAGCGTGAGCAGGAACAGCGTTGGGAAGAGCGCCGGGCCCAACATTGGCCGGCCGTAGGGAACACCCGGCATCGGATCGATTGGCACATAGCGAATCGTCGGCCTGGCCATTGGCACAAAGCCGCCAAACTCAACCGTCTGGTTCGACAGAGGATATTGGAACTGACCCAGCACCCAGACCGGACCGCGAATGGGGTCGTACTCGCGCTTGAACCGGAAGGTGGACGGGTCGGGCGTCACGTAGTCGATTGGCAGACGGCCATTGGCATCGAGCACGAGCTCTGAGCACATGGCGCCGCGCATGAATGCCTGAATGAAGTGCTCGTTCCAGACGCGGTCCGGCGAGCCGTACATATTGCCGAGATGTTGGTCGAAGGCGTCGAGCGCTCGCTGTGCCTCTGGGTGCGGCTCGTTGGTATCGACGACGAACGCCTGCGAGGTGACGGACGGATTGCACATCCTGGTCAAGTCCCAGAGCGCCTTCGAGCAGTCCGGGCTCAGGTCGACCAGCCAGTCGAGGATTTGATTGATGGGAAAGCGGCGCAGCGTCTGCTCGTCGGCGCGAAAGAACTCCCAGGCCCCCTCCGCATTGGATGGCGGCAGGATGATGGGCAGCGTCGGCATTTGCTGCGGGAAGTCGCGAGAGAGTCGTCCGGGAGACAGGACGGTAAGAACGCCCGCTGATTCGGCCAGCTCGAGAGCCAGTTGCGGTGTCGGTGTAGGATTTGCGGTCGCCCGCTCGTCCTCGGCAGGCGCTGTGCGCTTACGCGGCAACGATTATCCGTTGGCGCTCCCAACGGAAATTGGGGAGCTTGGTTAGCGCAGCGCTGGCGTCCAGACGCACGCCGAAGGGGTTAGCGGCCTGATTGCAACTATACAGTGCATCCGCGTACTGTCGATAGCGCGAAGCTAGGGGATGGGCAGCGCCGTCGCTGCGAAGAACGCCAGGCCGAGATAGAGCAACGCGGCCACCACTTGCGGTGGAACACCCTGCCCAACGATGACGAGGAGAAAGTCAACGGCGAAGCAGACAATCGCAACGATGGCAAAGATGACTCGGAACATGCTATTCCTCAACTTCCTTTAGGTCTGCAGGGTCGACCGCCATGGCATCGACATGCGTCATTCCCTGAAAGACCTGAAGCCGTCCACACTTGGTACAGACACAGGTTGTGGACGGCTCATCGGGAAAGACGGACACCTCGCTCACGGCCTTACCCGCGCCGATAGCAGGGTCGAGCGTCCAGAGGCGCTTGAGGACGCCATCACAGTAGCTACAGCGGAGCTCTTCCATACTCGACTCCGCAATCAACACTAGCAGACAGACGTTCATCGATCAGTCGAATTTCGCTGTTCAGGGACGAACAAATGTTGGCGGCAGCATGACTAAGCCACCTTCAACCATAGCCGGAGCAATTACATGCCATAAACCGTCGGCGCCGAGGGCATACCGATACTTGCAATAGTCGCAGAGGTTACCGGCTGCACTTCGCGCAAAGGATTGGCCACAGCAGTCACAAGTTCGTTGTCTTAGTGCTGGTTCCATCTCAGTCTAGACGGGCGTCAGCGGAATCACGGCGAAGCCGAATATCATCGAGCACGAGCTTTGTATTCGCTCGAATATCGCGCAGTGTCCTGCATCCAGGATCAGAACACTCGTGGATCGCTAACCCTTCTTCGACCCATCCAGCCCATTTGAGCAACGCATCCCGCTCAGCGCGAATCTGCTCTATTGGCTCTACTGGTTCTACAGCGCTCACAACTGCGTGTCCCTTTCGACCACACTAGCAGACAAGTCTTGCCGTCTGGCTATCGCTTCACTGGCCAAGGACTCAAGCTGTCCAGACATGAGCGCCTCGAGCGCCTCGTCCCAACCAACCTTCACCTCCACGCCTGTCGAGCTATACAGCCGCACAAAGACGGGGACTCCTCCGCTGTCGACCGCCCCAACCTGTATGTAGTGCCAGTGGCGATCCCACAGAACATCGTCAACCTCGGCGACCCAATCGTTCCCAAGATGGACGCAGCGGACCACCTTCAGAACGAAGAGCCGGTGCAGGCACTCAAGCCCCTGATTTATCTGTCTGTTTAGGATCGACGGGCCCCAATCGTGGTCGGTCCACTGTTCCGTTACCATCCCTTGGCTCTCCCTGTCGCTAGCGACAAAAATGACGTGTTCGTGTCGATGAACGTGAGACCCCAGACCAGCGCGTCGATCAGGTCCAGCCGCTCTACCTCAACCGGAAAGCTGGTCATCTGGTCCTCCAGGTCGCTGAAGATGCCGTTGTGATGCACGAGGTGCTGCTCATAGAGCGCGGCAATGGGCTCAGCCCTGATTGCCTTGCCACGACTGGCATGTACCTGCTCAAACGGCAGCCCGCCCCACAATCCCAGCTCCCCGGACAGCCCGGCGTCGTTCCATGCGTTCGTCAGCGTGGCCTCGACCATGTCGCCCCCATAGTTGCTCTCGGCGACGATCTTCTCGGCCTGATACCGGGCCCACTTCCGTATGGCGCTCTGCGCCCATGCGTTTGGCGACCATAATGCCGCTTCAGCATCCAGCACGTAGCGGTGCCCGTCATACCCGTATCCAACGACGACAATGGCCGTCATGGCCGACTGGCGGTTCATCGTTCCCCCTGGGTCGATGGCGACGATGACCCGCGATAGCTGCGGCAGGAGATCCTCCACGGGAATGCTGCGCCGGTAGGTGTCGATCCAGTCGTATTCCCACATGGCGCCCTCCACGGCCGGGGGGTCCATCGCGAGCATCTCCATCCTCGCAAGGCGGGTGTCCTTGCCGAACATGGCCTCCCACTGCGCTATCCTGGCCGGCGGCAGCTTCGTGTTTTCATACGTGGTGGCATGAACGGCCCTGGTGGTGTCGTACCCCTTGATCTGCTTGATGAGCGCCGAGCGCTTCGGTGTCGTCGTCACCACGGCCCTGGGCCAGTCTGTCTCTCTGAGGCAGAACTGCGCCATCTCCCAACTGGTCCCACCGTGTACGCCCTTGGCATTGCTCCACAGCGACAGCTCGTCGGCCCACAGGAGCCCAAACCCAGGCCCGTTCCACCTGTCCGGCTCCTCAGAGCCCAGGAAGCGCACGTAGCCGCCTCCCTTGTGGAACGCCTGCCGGTCTGAGCGGTGCCACTCAAACTCGCTCGGTGCAGCCGTGATCAGCCCGCTCGGACCCTCGGCGCAGACGTCACGCGCATCATCCCTCGTCGGCGCCCCAATGTAGATTCGCGCCGCTGACCCCATCTCCCGCAGATACCGGAGGCAGTACCGACTCCCAGTCCACGTCTTCCCAGCCCCACGGCCTCCCTCGAGCAGCCAGATGGCCCAGTCGCGGTCATCCGGATTCAGGTCTTCCGGCGGTATCTGGTAGTCGTGCGGCTCCCCAGCGGCCGGCGGCTCCTTCTCGTCCTGTTCCAGCGAGCTCCAGGCAATGATGGCCGCACGCCTCGCACGCTCCTGCTTGTCAAGCCTCGCCATCTACTTCACCGTCGGCGCAGCGAACCCCGTGTTTTCGGAGGCTTTTGCCCCCTTTCGGTGAAGCTCCGGTGCTGGCACGAGGCGATGCGGCCCGTCCGGACATCGGTAGCCGTTGCTTATCTGGAATGAGAAGCGGCCGAGCTCATCGAAGTAGGTCGTCCAACCCTGAAAGACCATTGGCTTATTGCACCAGTGACAACGGATTTTCATATATCAGTCGTCCAGCGTCCGGTAGACCTTCTTCGCCTCGATGTACATCTGCTCCATGCGCTCCGGCGGCAACCCCTTCTCCCTGG